GTTATATTTACTGTACCAATATAACGTGCTGTCCTTTCAGATATTCCGCCAAAAATAAAACCTTCTTCTAAATGTTTAAAGGCTGTACAATTTTTTGAAGTTGTACACGAATAGCAGTTTCGATTCAACCACATTTCAGCTTCTGTTGCATTACTAAATGGTGCTACCATTTTTCCCATGATTCATATTTATTATTTACTTTTTTATATATGTTTTTATTTTCATCACTTATTTTTTTCATACGGCGTAAGCAATAAACAGAAATTACTAATCCGCTTAAACTTGTTATAAATATTATTATATCACTCATAAATATTCTAATTTTTTAAAAATTTAATGTTTGCTATTCAACTTTTTAAACTATATTTAATGAATATTTCATCTACTTTTGCCTTTAACTCATTAATGCAATCAGTGCTTAATATGCTTTTTAACCTGTTTACTCCATGTTCATTTGGATTATGAAATGAAATTGTTACACTTTCTCTTGAATTTAGATAATTTATTTTTTCAAACCAAAAATTGAATTTTACATTTTTTTGCGGAAATTCTAAATGATAAGAAAGATTGAAATTGTTATCTATTTTTCTGTGAAGCGTATAAACAATTACTTTTTTGCCATTTTCATATCTTTCCGCAGCATTTCCAAGCTCTTCAAAAAATTCCCTAAATCTTTTTTCGGTGATATTTTCGTGATTATATTCTTTCATTTCTTTATTTTAACATTACGAAAATATACAAATATATCACATCCGTTGCTAAATCTACTATTTGCAAAAGATAAATGAACCATGTTTGAAGCATAATTAACCCCTGTACAGTAATATTCTACGCCTCTGTGGATACATATAGTATCTTTTTTCAAGTTTTCAAAATCTTTTTTAGTCATATTTTTGTGATTATATTCCATTTCTTAATTATATTTACTTATTTAAAAGCAGGGTAGAATTAACCACCCTGTTTATATTATTTTATTGATATAATATTGCTATATCAGGAGTAATTTCACTAATCTTTTTAATTTGTTCATCAAAAATTAAATCAGTTTGTTCATTTATAAAGTCCGTTGCTTCGGGACAAATAAACTGACATTCTAAAGTATTTGGGTCAATACTTATTTCTACATTTAAAATTATTTTTTCTTCACCTTTAAATATTGGAATACAAACCTGAAACATATCTGGCAAATTACTTTCAACTGTTTGCTTTTTTCTTAGTTCATAATTTGCCCTGTCGTCCTTAAATTTATCCAATTCATTATTAACTTTAGCTTTGAAATTCCTTAGTTCTGTAACTAAAATCATAGCTTTTGCTTTATCAACAAAGTAGCTACGATTCATTTTAATAAAATCAGACAATTTGAAGCAGTCCCATGTTTTTTCAGAATTAATACCAAATTTTATAAACTCTTTTGATAATTCCAAAGATGAAATAATAGTTGTTTTGTAAAAATTCAACTCACCAACTATTAATTTCATTGTTAAATTTGCTTTGTCAACCAATATATAGCATGATTTTTGCTTTATTTCAGTTATCCTTATCGACAGCCATATAAAAATAGTTGTGATAATTCCACTAATTGATACTTGCGTTGGCTCTTTTAATTCTAACGCTTTGCCTTCTCTGATTACTAACTCGTTACAATCTTTTGTAACATTGATTTTAATTTCTTCTTTTGTCATTTGTTTGATTTTTAGTTGTTTGTACCTGTTTTTCTAATTGTTTGAAAAATTGTTTTTTGTTTTTCACTTTGTTTTAATTTCCTACTTGTAATTAATTCTCCTTCTGAATTATAAACACAATAATTTTCTTCATCTTTAAGGACATAAACAGAATCTTTTATCATTTCTGATTTTTCTCTTAATCTTTTTAATAAGATTTTTTTCTGTTCTTTTTTTGGTTTAATCTTTTCTTTTAACCCCTTAGACAACTCTTTTAACTCCTCCTGTAAGTTGTCTTCTTCAATTGATACTTCTGATAATTCATCTTTGAATTCATCTAATTCATCAGGGGTAAACTTTTTAGTGTATGAATAATTCTCTAATACTTCATCACAATTATCTTTAATTAATTGTGCTTTTTTTTCAGGGTTTTTTTCTTCCTGAAAAATTAATTTTTCTACTTCCATTTTTTATTTTTTTTTAATTTTCCCTACTCTTTATGGATTTTCAGGTTACTCCTTTATTACTTATTTTTACTCTGCGAAATTACAAATTGTTATTTTAACATAAAATGATTTTTGTCATAATAAAATATGTTGTTTAACACTTATTTATAACAGTTGCTATACGCAAATTTTTAATCCGCCAACACACGCAGTTTGTGAGCCAAAAAGCCCATTATTGCATAGTCTGGCAATAGTAAAAAGTTTGGGTCAAATTCTTCTGGGTCGCCGTTCCATTCGTGATATTGTTTTACAAATTCTTGTCTTTCTTCTTTTTCCCATCCATCCCAAAATGATTCATAGACATCATTGCATACGTGATTTCCGAATTCCTCATCTGCCATTTCTAAAAGTTTTGCAGCTAACCTAAATTCTTTATTTTTCATTTGCTAACATTTATAATTATTTATAAAACTCATTTCCTATTTTTAACAACTCTTTAAAATTAACTGCATTACTTGGCTTATAATTACTATCATACAAATATAAATTACCTCCACCATAATATTCATAATTTATATTAAACCCTGCTCCTGAAGGAGTTTGCCTTACTGCAATACTACGTTGCTGGTCTATTAATTTTACTTGCATGTTATAACTTATATGTTGCAAATAGCAAGGATAAATCATTTCCTTTTGCTCTTGAGTAAAAAGTTTTGATTTTATCATTTTATTTTTAAAAAACATTATTTAATTCTTGCTCAATAAACCTTCCTGAATCCATATCATAATTAAATGTTACAAGTCCAGTAGTTCCTAAATTTTTTCTTTTTACTTTTTGCACATGTACCTCGCATATACCACCTAAATTATAATTTCTATAAACAGTTAATCCATAGTCTGCTTTATTGTAAAAATTAGCACTACCATTTATATCATATAAGTTTGGAACTTCATAATAATTATTACCCTTTTGTTTTAACATCTTGCGAGGGTGTGCAACTAAAAATATTAATATGTTATTAGCCTGTGAAAAATTAGTTAATTTATCAAGTAATTGACTAATATAATTAGTTTCAGGCATGCCAGAAGGTAAGGCATGTTCAAGTCTATTATACGGGTCTATAATTAATCCATCAATACCATACTTTTTAATTAGAACCTTAGCTTTTGTTAAGATATTATCTAAATAATACCCGCTGTCTTCTGGCTTTATAAAATAAAAATTATCATTTAAATATTTTTTTGCTTCAAAATATTCATCTATGCTTAACCTATTTTCATTAAACACTTTTCCTGTTATTTTACTTATTAAATTTGCAGCATGAATTTGAATAGGAAAACATTCTGGCGAAAATATACCAAATTTCCATTTATGTAATGCATTTAATCTTTCAATTATCTGGTCTATAAACTCAGATTTACCATGTGAAGGTATGCCCGTTACTATTGCAAGCTTTGATTTTTCCCAAGTAATTAAATTATCTAACTTATTAAATCCTATCTTTAGTCCAGGTTGCAATCCTTTTGAATAAAGCACATCTAACTCTTCCTCAAAATTTTCTACTTTAAAAATACCTTCAATTTGAATTTCTGTGGCTAATTCAATAGTTTTTTTAAGTTCAAATAATCCATATTTAATTAAATATTCATTAGCATCTTTGCAATCATTAAAATCAACAATAAAGCATTTATCACTTCCCAACCTTCTTATTAATTCATTCCTTAAATTAATACCTGCAATATCATTGTCAGTAGCTAAATAGACCTTATCTATATTATCAAATATATCAATACAACTATCTAAGTATTGAAGGTTGTTTTTATTCAAATTAGCACCATTAGGAACTGAAATTACATTTCTAATGCCAGCTTCAATATAACTCAAACAATCAATTTCGCCTTCTACGATTACTATTTCTTTATTTTTTAAAATAGAATCATAATTATAAAATATTAATTCACTACCTTTATGAAGTTTGAATAATTTATCTCCAGTTCTATACTTTACATTTATAAGTTCATTGTCTTTGAAATAATTAAATTCAATACAACTTTGTTCTTTTTCTATTTGAGGAAAATAATCATTGCCGTATGTTATTTTCATTTCCATCAATGTTTTTTGACTTATTTTGCGAGTTTCAAACCATTTAACAACTTTATCAGGTATTTCAGTTTTATTTTTCCATAACGGAATAATATACTTTATTGCCTCAACTTTATTCCTTTTAAATTTATGTAAACTTCCTGACTTTTCGCAGTTATGACAATAATAAGTCCCATCGTCTAAATTAACACTACAACAAGGGTCTGTTTTCTTTTTCCTTAAATGTGAACAATGTATGCAAGTAGTTCTTATTTGCCCAGATGTTTTGCCTTTAAGATTAAATCCTAAATAATTATAATCTGTGATATTTTCCATTATGGTTGAAATTTACTTTTAGGTTTTTCATTTTCTGGCTTAAACCAAACTTGAACTGCTGTTAATTTCCAGTTTTTAACTTCTTTGCCATCTTTATTAATCCAGTTTGCAGCTTCATAATAATTATAAAATTTTATTGCAGATTCTTTTGTATATCCTTTTAAAGAAAAATATTTTATAACGTCATTAATATTTACATTTACATTTTCATTTACATTATAATTTACATTATCATTATCATTATCATTAGGGGTTTCTGTGGGGTTCTTGTGGGGTTTCTGTGGGGTTCTTGTGGGGTTATTTTTTTTTGGTCTACCTCCCTGAATACCATACTCTTTGCCTTTGCAACCATCTTTATATTTTTTTATGTTAGAATCAAGTTGCGGTTTTATTAATTTAAAAACTGTTTCAGAAATACCAATTAATTTAATTTCATTAAAATTTAATGAGTATTCAAATATAGCTTCCCATAGGTCAGCTTGATTTTTTTTAGGCAATTCTTTTATTGCTTCATAAAAACTACGATAAATAATTGTTGAATCTCTCATTTATTTATCTTTATATTGTGAAACTTTAGCACACTTTAAGTACCCTTTTATCTGTGGAAGTGGCATATTAATAACATCAGTATTGTTTTGCTTATCTATTTTTCTGATTATTTTACTTGTGAAAAAGTCGCAAAATTTGTGTTTAATTTCTTTGTTTTTATTCATAATATAATAAAAATCCAATAAAAAAAGGGGAGTGAAATATGCAGGTATGCAGGCTGCCAAAAACTCCCCAATTAATATTGGTATATTTTAATAAAGTGAAATCTAAGATTGTTTGCATACAATATATTTTTTATTTCGGCACAAAGATAATATCTATTTTTTAATTAAAAAAATATTTTGAGGTTTATTTTAAAATTTTATTCTTCAAAAAATGATAAATTATTATTATGCTTAGTTATTCTTTTATATTCTAAAGCATTAACATTATTTTTATTTATTTTATCTGCAACTAAAGTTATTGCCTTTGCTTTTTCGTAATCTACTTCGCCTCTTCTTACGTCCATTAATAAACCTGTAAGCATTTTATTTAAATCGATGCTGGTTTTTACTTCAAAATTTAAATCTCTTTCCATCTTTTAAAATTTATTATTTTTAATATTTAATTCTCTTTTTAATTCTATGATTGTTTTTTTTATTTCATATTCATCATTATTCATGTCTTTTACTCTAATTTTATTCAATTGAGCTATATAACATTTTGATAAATTTGCCCTATTGTTTTTGCTCCTTTCTATTGAATTTGTAATATTTTTATCTTTATGTAGCATTAATTGACCTTTCTCTGATTGTCTATAAATTTTATTTTTAATATCTTTATTTAACTTGTATTCCATATCATTATGGTATCTATGTTTTCTTTTTTCATTATATATATGTCTTCTTTTATTAAATGATTTTCTGTTTATTTCTAATGCCTTTTCTGGATTATTTTTCCTCCAATTTTTAGCTTGAATTCTATGCTTTTCTCTGTATTCTGGTTTTAATCTATATTGTTTTTGTCTTATATTTTCGCATATTTTACAAATTGCCTTTACTCCATATTTACCTCTTTTCTGAACATAAAAATTATCTTTAGTTGCCTGTAACTCTTTTTTACAGCACTTGCATATTTTTATTTCCATAATATTAAAATTTTATTATTAATTCTAATTTATCTATCACCTTTTCGTTTGCTTCAATTTCCTCCTTTGAAACATTATTTAATTTTAAAAATGTATTTCTGAGTTTTAATGATTCCAAAAGCTCATTAATATCATATTTTAGTTTTATTAGCTCTAACATAAATTAAAGTTTAAGAGTTTTATAATACTCACGTGCTTTTTTAACCTGCAAATAAAGTTTATCAATATCTGACTGGTTGTAATCAAATTCAAATATCCTTAAACGTTTTTTAGGTTCTATTTTTGAAATGTCAAAATTTTGAGTGATTTGATTTTCAACAGTAATATAATCCTCATTCATTTCATCGCATCCAAACTTAAAAAAGTATTTCTTTATTTCTTCACGAACTAACTCTTCAGGTGTTTGCACCAAACAATAAATTAAACGATATTTTGTTTTGCCAAATAAAGCCATATAACATTGTCCCTGCCAGTAATAAGATTTTTCAAGCTCTGCATTAAAAAATGTTTTAATATCCCAGCTTGTTTTGATATCTTCAATGTAATCACTTTCTTTTAAAACAACATCGGGAGTTCCGCAAATAAATTCGTTACTCTTTTTTTCGTTGCATTTAGTACGAAATTCGCCACCTAAAACCTCCTGAACTAATGCCATGCTGTCTTGCTCACATAACTGACCTTTCATAATTTGAGGTGTGTACAAAGGCTCTTTATATCCAAATTCATTATATAAAAATAATTCTTTTATATAAGTTTTTGATGTTTCACCAAGCAAACCCGCCTCTTTGTCAGATTTTAGTTTTGGTTCTGTCATTATTTTATGAGCCTGACTTGCTCTAATTAATATTTCATCCATATTTATTCTGTTATTAATTCACTTAATTTATCACATTTTAAATCTACTAAATTATATTTCAAAAGTATATCTTCTGAAATTTGCTGTAACTGCTCAGGTGAAGTAGCTTTGTTTATAAAATCAATAATTCTATTTTTTTCTTTTGCATCATTTATACCATCAATTGAATTGATAATTGATTTATCTGCTTCAAACAACATAGTATCCTTTCTATTTAAATCACGTCCAAATAATTTTCCGATATGTTCAGCTGCATCCTTAATTGCATAGCTTTTTGCCATAGGGAAAGCCATCATAATAGCACCTTTATTTAAGTTCTGAAGTTCGGCAGGACTTGAGCCTTTTTTAACCTGTAATTCCACTGCTCCTATCCCATCATATTGTTTCCATTCATTTGTCATTAAGTCTAAACAATGCAATCTTATTACAACATACACACCATTAAAAGCCACCCCTTCCCTTATTATTTCAGGATACCATGATTTAAATACTTTGCTCAATAATGTTTCGATAATTCCTATTGGAATATACTTTGAATTATTTGCATATTCATTTATTTTTACCCATTCAGGCTTTGGGTTTTGATTCATCAAAACATTGAACTGATCATTTTTATACGCAAGTTCAATATTGTCTTCATATAAATTTGCTAATTTTGGTAGTAAAGTTTTATTTTCCATTTATTTAATATTAATTGTTACTATTTATAAAGCAAAGAGGCGTTTTACTTCCTCTGTTGCTTTGGTTTCTTGAAATTTGTTGATAATCATTTATTGTAATTTTCTAAAACAAAAGTTTTTTCTTCTTCGGTTAACCCGTATGCTTTATTTAAGAAATTTAATGCGATTTCTTCTTCTGTTAGATTCAATATTTCTAACTCTGTTAATTCTGTAATTTTTTTCATTTTTACTTATATTTAAATTTCGCCTAATTTTAATGAGATTAGGCTTACTCAATTTTACTCTGCGAAGTAACTACTTTAAATTTGATTTAAACATGATTTTTATCATATAGAAATATGTTTAAAAACACCTATTCTTTTTCCTTAGACAATTTTTACATGTTACTTTTTTAATATTTTCAGTTCTTAATAAATCACCACCACGCAAACCACATTTGGTTTTCGTTACATCCATATCTAATATTCTTTTATTTTTTATTAAATGTGTTTTCATTTATTAAGTAATTCAGGGTTGTCAAAAGCATTTTCTCCAGTTAATTCAAAATCATAAAATACACCATTACTAATATATTTCAAACATATATACTCTTTATTTTTCAATACATCAATTTCAAATGATAAATCTTCTCCAAATGTAAAATATCCTGTTAATTCAATTGGATTATGAAGTTCTTTTAAAAACTTAAATTTAAATATTTGCTTTTCAAATATTTCAACTTCATTTTTATCTTTCAAACCTGTAAACTGTTCGACTGATTCAGGGATAACTTCAACCTCATATTCTCTTATAATATTATCAAAATTATCTTTTTCTATGACATATATAAATGCTCCTTTTGATTTCAAAATCAAACTACCGAAAGCCCAATCGCCAGAAAACAAATAATTGCCGTTATATTTTATTTTTCCTCTAAATTTTACTTCTATCATATACTATTTATTTAAAAATTTATTAATATTACTTTGCAAAGTAACTCTGAACTTTGCCTTTTTAATGTTTTCTTTTAAACAATCATTACAACATGTGCAGATTGTGTTTTCTGGGTGTTTACAATTTTTTAATTCTTTCATAATGATTCTATTATTTTGTTAATGTTATATATATAATTATTTGTCAAATCTGAACTTTCGTTCCACACGTCTAATTTGTGATTTTCGCAGTAATCAACTTCTAAATTGTCATCTTTATTAACTGTTAAATGGTATTCAATTGTGAATACAATAGTTAGATTATATTCGCATATTTCTACGGCTTTATATGTTTTATCATACATAATTCCTTTGATAAAGTCGTGTATTTCTTTGCTCTTTTTTAGAGCTTCAATTAACTTATCGGTAATATCTATCATAGTTGGCTTTTTAAATATAATATACAATCGTTTAATCCCTTTTCGTTAATATCAAATGTGATTACTTCCGTACATTTGTTTCCGCTAAAATACGCAATATCAAATGTCTTTTCGTCTAATATTTGAAATCCTATATTTTTGGTTTGTTGTAAATCATAAAATAATCCTATTATTTCTTTTAATTGTTCTTTCATCTTTTTCCTTATTAAATTTTATCAAATTTTGTTTCACATTCATTTAATTGCAATGAATAATCATCATGGTTAAGATTGATACTCGCACCGTCCCATATTTTGTCTATTTGACGTTCCGATTTGTCCGTAACGTCCATTCTTGATACTACTTCGTTTGTATCATCTTTTACGATTTCTAAATACTTATACATATTTTTTACTTATTGAATTAAACTTATATCTTTATTATAAATAAATGGTTTATTATTTATCTCTATTATATCAGATAATCTTAGCTCATATATAAATATATATGATTTAATACCCTCATCATTAGTATAGACAAGAACATCGTCTTTTAATTTAATATTATTATAAATTTTAAACTTATTAATATTAATACTTTTTATTTTCAAAGTATGAATATTTTTAAAAAAATCCTTTCTAATACTTAATTTAATATTATTGATTAATTTATCAATATCTTTTTCATTATAATTAATTAATTCATTATTTAAATAATCAATTATATTTTCTTTTATTGTATTAATTGTATTCATTTTACTACTTATTAAATTATTAAATTGTTAAAAAAAATATGCTACAAAAGTAATACATGATTCTATTTTAATCTATGATATTTGTCATGTATTTGATATTTTTTATATGTTAGATAATTATGTTTTTTAGCATATTTAAAAAATTATTATTAATTTTGCCGAAAAAACAATATGAATAAAATAATTGAAGTAGCAGAAAAAGAGATAGGAACTAAAGAATGTCCTAAAAATAGTAATAAAACTAAATATGGCGAGTGGTTCGGGTGGGATGGCGTTGCATGGTGTGGTATATTTGTTAGTTGGTGTTATGCCTTTGCTGGGAAACAACTCCCTCCAATTGGTTTTACTAATGGTTTCGCAGGTGTGCAAACTTTAATTGATTATGCAAAAAAACATAACCTAATAGTTAGTGAGCCAAAAGAAGGTGATATTGTAGTGTTTGACTGGAATAAAGACGGACATTATGACCATGTAGGTATTTTTAAATATTTCAATGTAGATAATTACTTCAATACAATTGAAGGAAACACATCGTTAGGCAATGATTCTAACGGCGGCGAAGTAATGCTTAGACATAGACATACAAGCAGCGTACACATGTTTATTCACTTCCCAGTTAATAATTAGTATTACTTTTTATTTTAATACTTCTATTGCCTTTATTTTGGGTTTAAATTTGATATGTAACTTTTAAATTCAAATTCTATAAACTCTTTTCTTTTTTCTACTTTTGTCTTTTCAACAATAATCTTATAAATATTTTTGTCATTAAAACTATATTTCTTTTGCATTATATCCAAAAGAGGTTTTAATATATTATCCAAGTCTGCTAAACTGGAACTAAATCCAACTAATAAATGAAGTTCTAAAGGTTCAGGTGGTAGCTTGATTTTAGGTAATATAGATAATAAATCTATTTCATATTGATTGTATATAGGTGTTTTAAACCTTTTACCTTGCCAACATTGATTTACCGATAATGCCTTATATTCTATCCTATTCATTTAAAAAACAAGAGGAGAGCCGAAACTCTCCTCTAATAATAATAAGTAAATTTTTAATCGAGTGTGCAAAAATATATATAATTTATTTATTGTGCAAATTAATATCCAATATTTTGATATTCTTTTAAAAAATTAATTAGTCTTTCCTCTCCTACGATTGAGATGAATTTTTCTTTTAATTCAGCAGAATTAAAATCAAACAAACCTTTTAAATGCGTATCTGTTAACTTTCCACCGTTTAATCGGCTTTCAAGTTGTTTGAGGCAATAGTGTTTTTGATAAATCATACCTTCTTTTCCATTCATATCATTATTTAAGTTATCAAACTTTTTATTAAAATATTTTAAAGCAATCTCGTCAAGTTCATTATTTAATGGCTTACCGTCTATTTCGAGAATGGTAATGTTTTTGAGATAATACCATTCCTCATTTAATATTAATTTATCTGATGTTACTTCTATTATATGACTATAACGAATTCCTGTAACATTTTTAAATTTTACTGTTTTAGCATCTTTTAAAAGTGCCTTTTTTTTTTCTTCTGACATATTTGGTTTACTTACTTTCATTTTATTATTATTTATTACTATTAAAAATTAACTCTGCAAAGATACAGTATGAAATTAAATAAATCTATGACATTTATCATAAAAAAACATGTTTGATAGCATAAAAAAAGAGGGCAGCTCGTTTAGCTACCCTCTCAGAAAAAGAATATATGAAGAAAATTAAAAAAAGTCTTGTAAAAACAAGTAATCTTTTGAACTCACATCTGGTAAATCTTTTTCTTTAATTTTAAATTCAATGTCGGTAAGTTTTTCTATATCTTTTTTATAGCTTTCAACTTCCTTATAATATTTTAGATTAACTTGTTCCTTATCATTGTCAGTTTGTGCCTCTGTAAATTCAATATTTAAATTATTTTGCATAGAGCTTCTTTTTATTATATAAGGCTCGGCAATATCTTTAACCACTTTAATTTTCTTAAATATTTCTTTGAATTTACTTAATTCAAATTTAGCAAATACATCAATATTATCTACTATCTTAATGCAATCTTTAATTTTTAGCTTCATATAAATTTATTTATAATTTCTATTTGCTCCAATGTTATATCAGGAGACCATGCTGCAAAATTATCTATAATATTTGACAACTCCAAATATGCAACTGTTTTTATATTATTTTCTACGGTCGTTAGTTCACTTGGTATTGATTGATTAATTATATTAGACAAATTTGCAACATAATATTTTTTTATAATAGGTTTATAAAATTCAGAAATATTATCTTTATGTTCTTTGTTTTCAAAAATCTCAACATCAATAATATTATCAGTATCAATGTTAATAATTCTTAAATACTGTCCGTTTGTGTTTATTAGTGCCATTATTTAATGTTTATAATTTACAAAACCTTGTTCACAAGTAAAAATGTTCCCTACCTTAGCATTATTCCATTGAGCAGTAACGGTTATATCATTAGCGACAGTACTATCAAATGATGAAACTCCACACGAATTTGATGTAACTGATTCTGCTACCATATCTATGTCCCAAGCCATACTTGCGGTAATTCCTATTGTTCTTACCGTTGCCGTACCTTTTACTTTCCAACATTTAGCTGTAACTCCAGTTGCAGGGCTAACAATAGAAGCCATTAATACACCACCCATGTACACTCTAATTGTAACCGCATCAGCTACGGCTGCTTCGTCAATAACTCCGTATAAATACAGTTTTATAATATTTTTAATTTTCAAACTGTTAGCATCAATTGGTGCTGTATAAACCAACGTTTCTATTACTGTATTAGTTACTGTCGTAGTAGTTATTTTAACGTCTGATGTTCTGTCAATTACTCTTTGATGTGCTATATTTGTAATCCAAAATCTATCATCATAATATTCTATCGTTCCGTTTTCAGGAGTTGCAAGTAACGGACCAGAAGTAAACTTTATCGGGGCTGTATTTGCCGAAGCAGTCCCAGCTCTTGGCATTAACGTAGTGTCAAAATTAGCATATCCACCCGAAGCCCTGAAACCCAAATTAACTAATAAAGTATTTATTGCAACAGTATTTGCGGGCTTGGTAATTGGAGTTACATTATATGCACCGAAATACGTCCCCCTATGTGCAAAGTCTTTAGCTATTGCCAAAGAGCCACCAGCAGTCATGCCGTCTGTGGTAGTACCAATTAATACATTTCCTCCTTGCTTAAATGTTACCCTATATGTAGAATCCCAGATATGCAAGTCGTTTTCCCCTCCCTTAAATATACTCCATTTAATTGTGCCATTATCTGCAAAACTTAAATTAATTTGTCCGCTTGATACTCCTGCATCTAAAGTAACCACCCCAGCATTAACCCCAGTTCCAGTTCCGTCTTTTATATGTAATTTACACGTTGGGGCAGTTATTCCAATACCAACATTTCCTGCTCCGTCAATTCTCATTTTTTCAGTAGGGGTGTTGTCTGCTGTACCCGAAACACCTGCAGAAGCAGTAAAGAAAAGAATGTTAGACGTTCCTGTGCCTGTCGATATTCCTGAGTATATTCTAAAATTCCCTCCGTTTATATTTGTTTGGGCAATCTTAGGGGCACCAGCCGTGAAGTACATATCTGCTCCCTGTGTTGCATTTAATGTGTTTCTAGACATTCCAAAAGTAGCATTCATGCTGCCTTCAAAAGTCAGATTATAAGCGGGATTATTATTAGCCTCATAGGTCGTATTTCCTAACGAAAGCTGTCCTTTGTATGTCAAAACTGCCGCCCTTGTTGGTGCTACGGTTGTTGACTTAGGCATTAAAAAATAAAGCCTCGTGGTTAAGTATGTTCCTGCTGCTCCAATTTGCACGGTTTTTATTGATGAACCCAAACTTAATGCACTCGCTGTATTAACACCGTAAGTGTTTATTGCTGATAATTCCTGTCCTGTTACCGTCTCTGTATATGTGCCTAACGTATCATTATATGAACTATTTAAATTAATAGTAGCCATTTTCTGATATGTAGTTGAAAATGAACTTATGGTTAATCCGTCTGCCCCAGCGTCCCATATTGACAATTTACTTGAAGGCAATATTGTGTTTATTCCTATATTTGTTCCATTGTCAAATAATAATGAGTTACCTATTGCACTTGCCCCAGTAAACTTAGGTATATAATTGGTTGTTCCGCTTCCGCTAATTCTTGCTGTTATCTGTGCCTGTAAATTTTCAAATGCAGTTAGAACGCTATTTGCAGCTAATATAGGTGTATCTGTCCCAACTCCTAATCCTGCTAATAATGTTCCTAATATGTCAACTGGTGTTGAGATAACATTATAAACAAACTGAGTAATTACATCGAAATCAGAACCTACTTGCACCTCAGAAACTTCAAAAGCACTATTATTTATTTTTATGAATATTTCATCAGTTACCGTTGGTGTGAAGTTAAAAGAACCTACATCGGCAAGTATTGATAAATCAGATTTATCAAACTCTTGCAATAGTTCATTGTATTTTTTTGCATAAATTTGAATAGGGCAAACATTAGCATTTGAAAAGTCCACAGCCGAGCCGTTAACATCTACTAATGAGATATTAATTGTATAAGTATTACCAGCCGTTAACCTTCCGAAAGTGTTCATTTATTTTCCCCACTTACGTCTTTGTCTTTTGCAAAATAGCTTAATATAGCCACAAGTAAGGCAATTACTAAAGACTTATAATTAATCTCATTTGTTTCAAAATATGGCTGTAATGCTATGCAAATAGCCAAAAGCAAGCCGATTATAGTTGTTTTATAAGATTTCATTTTTTAAATACTAAATATATTAATAAAATAATAAGCATTCCTAAAAGTCCAAAAATAGCATAATTAGATAGTGGAGTTTTATATTTTACGACTTCAATATTTCTATCAATCTGTTTAATTTTTGTTTCAGTAACATATTTAATTTTAATTGAATCTTTGATAATTTTTTGATTAAGATAAGCATTGATATATAAATTAGAGTTAATAACATAGCTTTCTGCTGTTATAATTCCTTTAACTATTCTTTTTAAAGGTATATTTATATTTTCACATGGTATTTTTTGAATGTTAAATACTGTATCAGAAGGCAAATCAAATATAACTAAACTGTCTTTATAAACAACCGAAATGCTGTCTTTAATAATCGTCTTGGTTGGACATAATGGACAATATTTGTCTAATTTCTTTGAAATAGAACACGATTGCAATAAAAGAATAAATATAATTAAATATAGCCATCTCATAAAAGATATTTTATAAATTTATCAAAATTCTGCATAAATTCAACTGTTATAAATATAAATGTAAAAATACCTATTATCCAGTTAATTCTATTCCTGTATGATGTATTTAATGCCTCATAAGTCTTTTGAGATATAACCATAATTGCAGGTTCATTTTCAGGACATACTTTGCATTTAGCATCAACTTTTTTAATTAATTCTTCGTGAGATAAAATTTTTTTTTCATTGGTTTCAATCCACCTATTCAGTATCTCTTTTACTGCAGCAACATCTGACTGCATCTTCCCTACTATTAAAGCTAATTCTGAATTATCCATATTATGCCGTTAATGATGTTGTTTGACTAACAGCAAATGTGTTTTCTGCTACTTTTTCCCAAAATATAATTGCTCCTTGTGAAGTTTTTAAATTAAGTCCTACCAAAATTAATGTTACACCAGTACCAGCCGTAACAGTCCAATATCCTGAATCTATCTGTATTACTTTGCCTGTTGCTCCCATTGGTATAACTTCAGCGTTGGCACAATCTGAATCTTGTTGAAATATTAGCTCAAAATTTGACGTGCTATTTAATTTTATTGTTGAATTAATATCTGATTGCAAAACTGTATAATTTCCAGTTTGTTCAGTAACAAAATTATTAAATTCGATTTCATCATACTTATTGACATCAGTCGAATCAAATGTAAAAGTGCCAGAGCATGTCATAAATGAACATCTACTCATTATTCCTCTGAAGTTTACGTTGTTTAATTCAGCCCCAAAAGGTTTGTTGTTTTTAAAAACATTATCATTGCCCCATGAAAATAGTTGAGGCTGGTAGCTTCTCACAACATTACCTCTTTTGTCCTCTCTTATAAGCCAAACAAATGTATTGTCTGAATAGTCCCAGTCTATCTTAATGCTATCAATTTCTAATATGTAGCCAGTAGTTAGACTTTTGGCTACTACTTCATAATTCGTTGTGTCAGTCGCAGGGTCTAATGCTGTGATAGTATCTGATTTTTTCCTATAATGCAAACCATTGTATATTACTATTTGGTCAGTTAAAACCAAACTTACACCATATCCATCATCGGCTGCTATGCCTTCATACCATTTACCTTTGTTAATAGGGTTGCCATATCCATCATAACCTTCGCAACCTGAATAAACACCTATACCCTGATAGTCTGGGTTTAATGCCTTTAAATATCCATTTGGAGATATTTTATTACTTGTAATAGCTTTTAATATTATTCTTTCATTAGTCTTTATGTATGTTTCTTCAGTATCTTGAATCTCATAATTAATATATGGCTCTAATTCGCTGTTTGTTAATATTTCATTAAATTCTATTAATGTTAACTCCCTTACATTACTTATTTCAGGAGGTATTCTTAACCAATAATTATCAACTATCGGCTGCCCGTACACATCAAAAGTCCCATCGACAGGAGTATTACCTAAATTGCTATCAACTTTTGATTGATACAGAAAATTAGAATAATATCTTTTATCCCCAGTTGAATAAGTTATGTCAACCTTCCAGCTTGGCTCTGTCTTATATATTAAAGAACGAATCCAGTCATATAAATATGCTATATTTCTATCATGCTCTAATGCTGTTATCTTTCTATTAACAGTCGTTAAAAAACTATGTACTAATGTTCTTAATGTTAAATATAGTTCTACCATAATTCAAATGGGTAATTATTATAAGGATATTTATTTTCTTGCCCCCCTATTGCACTTATTCTTATGCCTGATTTTTCAGCAGAATCGGGAGTGCATGTATATAGTGTATATATAGTTCTGTTTTGTTTTAAAAATCTTTCTATTGATTGCCAAAAGACGTAAGCTGCACTATTAGCCTGTTGAACTATCTCGGACATTCTCGCAGAGCTTAACGGTCTTGAAAAATCTCTTATCAATTCCATTTCCCCGCTTTCTGAATTTACAGATGTAGAATTAGGTAAATATCGTGCATAAGCATAATTAACTAATACAGTCTTTAATCCTTCGTGCATGTCTAATTTATCGTTGTACGTCCATTCACAGCCATTCATTAAATCATTATACTTTGAATCTGTAAAAACAATTGAATCTGAGTATGGCTCTGAAAGATTATAGTCAATATTATTGATTAAATCTAAATACAACTGAGTTCCTAAAAGTGGTCGTATGTCTAATTTTTGACTATCAACAATATATTTCATTATCTTATCCTCATTATAATCAGATAATAAAGGATTAATCAATAAAACTTCTTTGTATGTAATTAAATTCATGGCTTTTTATTTAATCCAAGTATATTTTTTGCCCTTTCTTCACTATATCCTCCTATTTCTATTAATGTACCTAAAAGTGCATTTTTATCAATTGAAGGGTCGCAAATAAGCTTTATTAATTCAGTTGGTATATCTTCTAATGCTAATTCAAATTTTAATTGGTCAATTGTATAATCATTTGACGGTGAGCCTTCATGCCAATTATCAAACACAAGTTTCATTACTTGTTCTGCGAATAATCTTTTGCCTTTGGTTTTTTCGTTTTGACTTTGATATAATGATTTTTTTATCTTGTTATCAAAACCGTTACCTGTGGTTTCTTTCAATAGTTTCTCTTCAACATCAAACGCTGCTGTAATTTTATTAAATGAAACTATATCTGTATTTTTATATTGATTGTCAACATTAACAGGTTGTGTAGGTACATAGTCAAACATTTGCCCTTCCTGTAATTCTACATGTAATATTTTTAATGCATTAGTAGCAGATTGATGACTATTTATATTTTTATCAAATCTCTTTTTTAATTCTCTACCTCCTTCTGTTTCAGTTTCAAAAACACTAGTTTTTAATATACCAGAAGCATTAAAATTATTGTTTACAGCATTGTTATAAAAAAGTGAAATTTCACCCTCCGTAAGCATGTAGTTTAATGCTGAATGATATGTTACTTTTGGATATATGTTGAAATTATCACAGTAATTTAAATCAATAATTTGTCCATTATACTTTTCAATGCCTCCAGCGTGTTTAATTTGTTCGGCTATTTCTTTAGGGTCTAATGTAAAAGGGTAGTAGTATTCTAAGTCCTCTTTTAAACTAAAAAAATATCCATAGTACCAATACTTTGACTTAACCAACATATTAGACATCAATTTTTTATTAACTCCCTCTTTTTGTATTTTCATTTTTCTTATTAAATACGATGGAATTAATTTAATTGATGTTATTTGTCCTAATGCGTTAGGTTGTATGTGAATAGTTAACCTCTCTTGATTATTTATTGCATTTCCAATATCCGACCTGAATTTATCTGCTGTTTCCCCGTCTTTATTAATGACTAATCCATAAAGTTTTTTGTCTTTAAAACCATTTCCATTAACAAAATCGTTTAATACCTTTATACAACCAGTTGCAGTTGTTGAATGGTCTATAATATTGATGTTTCGCCAGTCGTAGCCATTATCTATGTGATATTTATACACTTCTTCATTATTCCAATCATTATCTGGAATAGGTAAAGCTATACGAGTATATAAAGAAGGGTTATCAGCCATTATTTATTCAATAGAAATTCAATTATGTCTGTTTTCTTTTTATATATTTTCAATTCATCTACTGATAGATGCTCTTTTAATTCTTTGACAGTTTTGGTTTCTAATTCAGCTAATTTTTTAGCTTTTAAATATTCAGCATCATTATCTCTTTCAAAAGTTAATGATTTTATTAGATTATCCCATTTATCTTTTGGTAATTCATCATAAGGAAGCACACTAAATTTAAGATACTTTTTTAATGGTTCAATTTCTTCTGTTCTTTTTGTTAAAAGTTCGGAATCAATTTTTATTTGTTCTGGTTCTTTTTTTATTTCAGTTGCAACTCCATCAACTAAGTCTTTCCAATTTGCTGGATATTTTTCAAAAGAATCAATCGTGCAAATGCTAACTTTTGTTTTTGAATATCTCAAACATGCTATTGCAATATCATCTGTTAAATTATTATTATCATAAACAGCGCCTGGGTAGTTTATTAGTACACTATTGCCTTTTTTATCTGTTTTTAATTTAAAATTATTCATATAAATTTTATTTTTAATGTAATTATTTATTTCTCTATATGCTTTTATATCGCAACTCGAACAACCTCTTTTATATATTGCCTCTGTCTTTTTTTCTCCAAATATTTCAATACATATTTTTCTTAATAATTGTTTGTCATTCAAGCTAAAATATAATGTATTATCGCTAAATTTACTTAATTCAATTTCAATTAATTTTATTCTTTCTTCTTTCATTTTTATAAAAAAAGGCAACTAAATAATTCTAATTGCCTTTTTTAATACATATTAATAATAATCTCTACATTTTAAGCAATCAAAACAGCTAAACGAGCCTCAGTTGTAGCTTTTGAACCAACATCAAAAATATATTGGTTTTTACTTTCCTCATAATCTGTCATAGATTTAAGGTTTATAATCCAAGCTCCATCTTTTGACTTATAACTACCAGTTATTTTGTCATTAAACAATCCATTTTCAACTCCTAATATCTTATAGGTATCAACTCCGTTAGTTCCTCCGAAAGTACTGCCAAAGATAACAATTCCTTTAAAATTATTAAGTTCATCCATTCTTTCTAAACCTTCTCTCGTCATGTCATTGCAAACAAAGTTGAATGATTGAGCGAACAAACTATATACCTTACCTTTTACAGTTTCAGTAGCCATTTCATTGGTGTTGTTAATCCCTTTTAACTCATACATCTTATAAGGTGAACCTGAAGGGTCATTTTTCATCACTACGTTAGTAATGACATTAGGCAGTGTTGCATGATATGTGAAACTGTCTATTTCATCATAATTAGCTAAGTAAGCAATATCTTTTATACCTACTTTCATGCACTTGTTGTCACCAACACTTGCACTTAAATTAGCTGTACATAAATCTGTCATATCTTTATAATTTAAAGGTTAAAAAGCTGCTTGTGTAAATTGTTCTTTCAATATCAAAGTATCCATTTTGTAAGCTCCCTGAATACAAACTTTTCCTAATAATTTTTCATACCAAATTAAGAAATCAGTAGTATCAGAAAGTTTTCCAGTTGCAACTGGAACGTTGTATTTGCTTTGTAATGTTATGCGGTGAGGTTTATCAATATAAACACCTGTATTAAATGCTCTCCTTAATACATCGTCAATAAATACATCTTCTATAACTGGAATTCCCCAAACTTTTAAAACTTTAGTTCCATTTTGCATAATTTCCCAAGAAGCCTGTAATTTATCATTCAAACTTAATTCTGAAAGTAATTGATAATACACTGTCCTTGAAACTCTGAACTCAACACCTGGTTGAGATAATAAATTACTATCAGCATCTTTTATCATTTGCATCATTAACTTATACATAACCAAGCCAGTTACGTCCGCATCTGTGAATTTCTGACTTTCATAAGTAAGATTACCAGAGCCATCTAATGCGGAGTTTCTTGTGATTTCGTTATATCTTGCAGGATATTGATTGCAATTTGCAATTATCTTATACCACATGCCGTTCATCATATTATAATTTGATTCTAAAACAGTAGCATCAACACTATCAGGTGTTAATATACCTCCGTAACCAACTTTAGCAATGCCAGTTTGAGCAAATTCAACAATTCTACGTCTATCTTTTACAACCGCACGTGAGATAAAATCTACTAACCACTTTTGAATAACAGTTGCTCTTCCTTGCGTAAAATCACCTTCTTTTATTCCTGTATTTCTTAGATATGCAAATAACGTATTATCTAAGTCATCTAAACAGTAAGTTGGAAAAAACAACATTTTTTTCATGCTCCATTCTTTATAGGAATTAGGAAGCTGCGGAGTTGTTGCAACCCTATTATCACATCCAGGGTCAGCAACTGTTAACTCATTAAGTTCACCAACAAATCCAATTTTGTCATCAGTTACTACATTTTCAATAACATCATGTACGTCAGTTAAAATTGAATACTTAGGTATCACATCATAAATCAACTTTGATAATTCCGATGTTACATTTGTTGTAAAATCAAAATCATTAGCAATTAATGCACCGCTTGGCAATGCCGTTGCTTGATTTACATTAGTCGCACCTCCAACAAAAAAGAATAAAACTGACAATATGGTCAGAAATACGAATCCGATTTTTTTAAAATTAATATTTTTCATTTTATATATTTTAAGAATTATACATTTTTTTAACTTCATCTGTTGCAAGTTCTTGCTTAGATTTATTTTCTATTTTTTGCACTTGTAAAAAGTTATTTTCAAGAATAACATCAGGCAAAGTGTCTGATTTATGAGCTTTTAGAATACCGAAATAATTATTTTTTAGTTCTGTTTCTTTGGTTAACTTATTAGTTATTTCTGATACCTCTTTAACTTTTAAATCTTCAATCTCTTTAACCTTATTGGTTAAATCAGTTATTTCAATATCTTTTGCAGTTAATCTGTTTTCTACTTCTTTAAGTTTGTTTGCTACTTCGGTAATTTCAGTTAATTTAACTTCAATTGTTTTAGTACTTTTATTTTTAATAGTTGTTATTTCGGTTTCCTTTTCGCTTAATTCATTTTGAAGTTTACTTATAACATCCATTAAAGAAGTATTATTTTCTGTTAATTTATTCTCTAACTCTTCAATGTTTTCCATGCTGTCAATTTCAGCATCTTCTAATTTTATTCCTAAAAATTTAGCTAAAAACTTAGCTGTATTTTTCCAAAGTCCAGTCTTTTTATCTGAATTTTCCATTTCGTTAATATTTATATTAATTAAATTTGTTGCTATTCCTAATTTTATAAGTTCATCTGCTTTTATATAACGACCGTTTCCGTTATTTTCAAACATTATGTTTTTAATTGATTCTAATTCTACATTTGAATTGTCTTTATAAAGTAACGCTATATTATTATCTAATTCAGACATCGTTAATGCTGCCTGTTCTGCATTTTTAACTATTGTTTGAGAATTCCCACTTACCGATATAGTACTTTGATGTGGTAAAAACTCACTTGTTTTATATACATTTCTAACTGAACCAGCCATAAATGGATATGTCGCAGCACTTGCTATTTTCCCTTTTGCGAATGTAGTTATTTTTGCCCCTGAGTTTTTAAGAAATCCAAACATTGCAGCCCCATGAATAACCGAGCCTCCTATTGAATCTTTAATATTTACAGTTATTTCTTTAACATCTTTATTTAATAATGATGTTAATTCGTTGTATAATTGCTCTGCCGAAGTATCTTTATTTGTACCAATTTCGCCTGTAATATTAATTACAGCCTTTTCGCCTTTATTTTCTATTTTGAGCCAATTGTACATAAAAATAATTTTCTGTAAAATTACAGCAATTATTTACGCCTTATTGGACACGACTTTGTACAAATTTTTTTTATGTTTCCCAATTTTCCATAAATTCTTTAGGTTTTAAATTAACAGTGCCTCTTCCTAAGTGAGCAATATATTTTGATGTATCAAAATTAACTAAATATTTATTATCTAACTCTATCATAGTTTTAATAAAAGGTGCCCCATGATGAATAAATCTATGGTACTTGTAATACATGCTTCTATTTATCATACAAAAATGCGGATGTAAGTATTTTATTCCTACATAATCATTAAATCCTTTTTTGTTTACTGTAATTATATTTCCTATCCCATAATTACATCCTATGTTATAATACATTTCTTCTATACATGGCTTTTTCATTATTATATCACTATCAAATATCAGTATTTCATTTGATTTAATTAGTGATATTCCTATATTTAAACCGGTTCCATGTCCTAAATTTTCAAAAGTATTTAATGTTTTAACATCTTTTATTTTTTTTACTTTTGCTTTTGGAGTATTATCTATAACCACTATATTTAAATTAGGATAATATTTTCTTATTGAATTAATTGCATTTGCCAATAAATCATAAGTGCAATAATTAACTACTACTCCTGTAATATCTTTATCCATGAGGTATCTTGAAATAAATAATCTGGTTTAAAATTTTCATTTACGGCTTTTATCACCCCGCCAAAAGGGTTACGTGGTGTATCAATATAATCATGCCCTGCAATTATACCTTTATTATTAAGTACTATTAAAGAGTTTTTTATATCCTCCTTAACGGCTTCGTATGTGTGCATTGCATCAATATAGATAAAGTCAATATGTTTATTTTTAAATATCTCAACTATTTTATTACTATATTCTTTATATTTTACTATCTCAGGATATTTCTTTTTTATAAAATCAAATTCCGCTTCGCCTGTTCCTACGTGATAATCACCGTTCCATATATCAAAGCAATGCAATTCCTTGAATTTCCCTGACTGACAGAATATTTCTGCACTTTCTCCAGCATAACTTCCTAACTCTATTCCTACAATATTATCAGGTAATAATTTTATTAAATCATTTAATCCATCTTTTGCAGCTTTATCTGCCCTTTGACTTTTAGCTTTCATTTAACCATTTATTTGAATAATTAATATAATTTTTTACTGAATTATCTAACGGACTTGTCATTTCGTTTTTTATCAATTCTATAATATTTGTCGGTGTGTAAGGAATGCAAAATGGAGCTTTATTATTACTTATTGACTTACGACCCATACAAGCCATTTCAATAGCTGAAGCAAAACCCGCCATTTCATTAAGCTGAATATTAACAAATGATTGTTTATAATAGTCATTTATCATTGTTTCAATAGAATTTCCATGTATTCCAAACAAAAACTTATCTTTGCCAAAATACTTAATTGCAGGTTCTAATAAACATAATTTAAATTTCTTATGAGTTCCCTCACTTGTATTATTCCTATAAACATAAATCTTTTCACCTTTTGGATATTGCTTAAATATATTATAATCTTTGACTGGAATAATACCGTTATAATAATTCAATTTTTGACTTTTATAAATATCTAATATATTATGTTTGTCTGAACAAAATAATGTATTACGTTTACCTATTCTACTTAAATTTGGCAAGTCTGCACCTAAAAAGAATATTACTTTAAATCCTTTATAATTGTTTATCAGTTCAACGTCTGCTGTGCTGTAAACTCCAAAAAATACGCATGGACTTGCTTTGTCTGTTAATTCTTTTAAATTCCATAGCTTATTAAACTCTGATTTAAAAAACTTAACACTTTCTGAAAATCTGCTTTGTGTTATCATAATATTTTCCCTCTGCTTACTATTCCGGTTTCACAATATATTTTATCTTGCCAAATTACTTTTAAATTCGGCTCTTTCCAAACCTCATTAATAAAGTTAAAATCACCCATAGGATAAACTCCAAAATGATGTATATATTTTTGATAAATTCTATTTGAAACAACAAAACAACTGCCTCCTATTTTAGCTCTTTCAGGCGATTTATTCCAACATTTTGGGAATACAAAATCATATCCTATTGGTGCGTTTGGTATCTTTATAATCATTTTAAAAATAATAACATCTGGCTCATTATAATATGCTATATCTGATATGTCTTTTATAAAATCACTTGAACAATAAAAATCATCATCATCTAATAAGTGAATATAGTCGCCTTTTACTTTTTCTTTATTATTGAAAAATGATTTATTAGCCTCCAACATACCTAACCCTATATTGTCATTTAAAATTAAATGCTGGTAATTATTTGATGTTTGACTTTTTAAGGAATCAATCATTTGTTTAAGTCGTATTTCACGACCTTTCATTGTCCTTGTTACAATTGTAATCATACTAAAATAATATTATCTTTATTATATTTGTAAAAATTAGTTATCCTACTTACTGAATTTGCAGGAATAGCAGGAAGTATATATCTATATTCATATCCTTTATTGCAAACCCAAACAGCAAATAGCCTCTCCATAAAAAACGGATGACAAAAATATTCTATCTTATTCTCGACCCTATATTTTACAGGAATACGCAATTGTTCTCTTATAGTTTTATTAGAAGTGGTATCTATAAATGTTTTAATATAATTTATAAATCTACAATATTCATCAAATAAAACAGGTGTTAACAACCAATAATTACTGAAATTTGAATGTTTGTCTATGTCATGCGAAAATATTTTAAATTCCAAAATATTAAGTCTGTCAATCTCCGCAGCTATTGTTCTGCATTGATTAAATGAATGGTCTGATAATCCTTTGCCATAACCTAAGCTATTACTGCTTGTTAAATAAACCACAGGTGTATTACATTTGTCTATGCCTTGTTTTAGTTTATTATAACTTAAATATGTTTTTTGCTGAAATCTCCAACTCAATGCACCTACATACTTACTATTTTCCCACTCTGATTTATTATTTTGCCATATATCTAATATTACATCTGTTTCAAAATATTTACTACATTTGCCAGTATTATCATAAGGCTTTAGCTCTTTGAATAGCTTGCTTTTTGATTCATTATTATAAAATATCTGATATATCATTTTGCAAATTTAACTCTTATTCTCCTTACCATTTTAACACTATATTTATATCCTAAAATCCTAAAATCTTCAACTGTATCAGATTCGGCTTGTGTTATCACGTCTTTAATTCTTGCTTTTAAACAACGTTCCTTATTTTTTAAGAAACAATCATAAATATCTCTATCTTTATAAATAGTGTTAGGATTAATTCCTTTCCTATTCATATACTTAATGTATTTATCAATATTAAGGACTTTCAAAAAGTCATAAACAGGCATTTCATAACTAAACTCTTGCTCCATCAACTTTAATTTGATTGTTAATTAAACCCTCTTTCATATCTTTAACTAAAACTACTTGCGGGGGCAAACTCTTTATAGCCTCCATAATCATATTTTGCATATCAAAATAATTGTTCAAAACAACTCCCTGCTGATATTGCGGAATTATTCCGCCAGATTCCATAAATGGAACTCCGCCTCCTGCTTGGTTTATTTTTGATAAAGTTGGTAAAAACATTGCAGTTGAACGTTTATTTATTACAGCTTCTCCTCCCTCCATATTAACGTCAATACCTCCCTGTGCATGAGAGTTACCATTTAATATAGCTCCTGTCTTTGCATATCCTCCACGTGCTAAAACTGGTTTGTTTTTAGATAATACCGCTTCTGCCGCCACCGCTTGTGCTGCAACAATAGCACTTTCAGCAATAGCGAAAGGAATACCTGCTTCTAATTTTGTAGATAATTGTTTAGCCCAAATTTGAGCAATAGCTAAAGCAGCATCAACAGCAATCTTTAATCTTTGTGCATTCCATTCTTTAATTTCAGCATCATATCTTAATTTGTTGCTTTTCGCTTCGTATTCTTTGTTTAATCTATCCTTAGCCTCCTGAGTTGCTCCGTGTGCTTCAAGTTCTGCTAATGCTAATTCTCTTTTAGCTTCGAGTGCTTTCTGGTCGGCATCTAAGGTTCTTTGAATACCGTTTTTATGTATTTCAAAAAGCATTTCTTCACCTGCCTTTGCAATCTCATAAGATGTATTTACTATTAATTGTTTTTTTTCTTCTGCTTCTTTTTCTGCTATATCTGCATCGCTAATTTGCTTTTTATTTTTAGCTAATTTCCATTTTTCAAATTCATCTTTGGCTTTTTCTGCTTCATTTGCAGCATTGTCAGCATCAGCAATCTGTTTTTTATTCTTTGCTTCCTTCCACTTTTCAAATTCAGTTGCAGCCTTTTCGTTTATTCGCTGCATTCTTACTAAATGGTCGGTTTCATGTGTTAATTTAAGCGTATTACTCGCATCTGTTAATATATCCTCCTTTTTCTGATACTCATACCTTAAATTCTCTAATTCTATCTCACTCTCATTTGCTAATTCATAAAGTGATTTTTGATACTCATATTGTTCTTTTAGCTTTTTTAATGCTAAGTCTTTATCTGCTTTTAGTTTTTTAGCATTTTCTTCGGCTATCTTATTAGTTGTTTCTTCATTTGTTTCTGTTGTTATTTTTGATTTTTCTTTATTTAATGCTCTTATTTCATTTATTTGTTGACTATATAATAAATATTCCTGAGTTATTGCATTTGCAACTTCCTTAGAAGTCTTATCTGTTATTTGCTTAAATTGTTCACCTGCAAATTTTCTTTTTTCAATAAGCTCCGCAAACATATCTTTTTTACCTAATTCATTTAACTGCTTATATGTAATTAATGATTCAGATAATAATTTATTTCTGTCTGCTTCTGCTTTTTTTAACCCTCCTGTTAGTTTGTCAATAATTGAGGTTAATCCTTCTAATGCACTTGTATAACTTTCAACAATCGTAGAGAAAAACCCAGAGCTTTGTAATATTACAACAAAATCAGTCCAAGCAGTTTTACTTCTTTTTATATTACTATTTAATGTTTCAACTTTGGTTACACTTTCAGCACCGATGGCTTTTTCAAGTTCAATTGCAAACTGAGGTAAAACTTCCGAACTAATTATTTTCCCTTTTTTCATCATTTCAAAAAGTTCATTCCCAACTAATCCAGTCGCACGTTCCATTGCTTTTAATGCAATAGGTAACGTATCTCCTAATTGAATTTTTAACTCCTCACTCATTACCGCTCCCTTACCAATCATTTGTGTAAGTGCCATAAATACACGGTTGCTTTCCTCTGCCGATTTACCTGTTAATGATAAAACTTTGCTTACTTTTTCAAATATATCTATTCCTTTCTGCCCCTCTAATGCCGTACCACGTGTAACAGCATTAAATTTAATATATGAGCCTCTTAATTCATTTATAGAAATACCATACGCATCAGAAATTCTTTTTAATTCTCTGTTTGTATTTGCAAGTTCGTTTGTATCGGTAATCATTAGTTTATATGAAGCATCTAATGCATCAATTTCCCTTGTTTCAGAAAATATTGAACGAACTAATTGCATAGCTCCCTGTAATGATAAATAACCAGCAGCTAAAGAAACAATTGAACCTCCTAAATTAGATAATGCAGTTTTATAATTACCTACATTACCTTGATGCTGTCCCATCTCAGCCCTTAAATGTTGTTGCTCTTTTGTTAAGCCTTTTATTTGAGTTAATAGCTTACCTCCCACTTCTGCATTATTCCTTTGCTCTTTTGTTAGGTTTGCATAAGCCGCCCTACTTCCGTTTAACGCCTGTTCAACTTGTTTTAATGAAGCATTATTTCTGTCTAATTGCTGTTTATTTACGTCTAAAACCTTAGCATTATCTCTTAATATTTGTTGATTTCTTCTTAATTCCTCATCTAATAACTTATATTCAGCAGTATTCGTTCCTGTTGTTTTCTTTAACAGTTCTTGCTCTTTTTTTATACCCCTGATTATTTCTTCAACCTTATTTGATTGTGCTTCTAATTCAGGAACGTTAATTTTTATCTCTATAAGTATTGATTTCGCTTCGGTTGCCATAATTACATTTTTACTAAGGTTACGGTTGTTGGTGATGTTTCTTCAAACTCGCTTATTTCTTCAACTATAAAATTACTTGCAAATTGTTTTAAATATATAGGAATAAAAAAGTCAAACTTATTAATATCTCGCACATTTAACCAAAAAGGAATTTTTAACTTTTTATATTGTTTGAATATAAAATTTGCATATTCATAGTAGTTTTGATTAATCAAATTTGCAAAACTAAGATTATCTTGCATTGTTGAATCGTCAAAATAAGCTAAAGGCATTATTGTTGAATAATACGAAGCTAAGGCAGGGTTTGAGCCATCATAATATTGAATAGTGCCTTGTGCGACCTTATAATCTAACATAATTATTTTTAATTCCGTTTTATTAACCATTGCACCAGATGTCAATTTAGGAATCCTTACCGTTCTTTTAGCATTTGCACCTAATCCAAATCTATTCACTTCTATTGAGGCAGAAAAAGGGCTTTGTAATACAATTGTTTCTTTTGGTAAATTTTCATTGTCTATATTAAAGTAACTATCACCTATTCCAGTTGTATTATATCGTGGCAAGTTAGTATCTGGCTTATATTTAAACCAATTCTTTTTCGCCGTGTTGTTTTCTTCGGTTATTGGTTTATAATCACCTTTAACCATCTTATCAGTCCAATCTTTAGCTTTTGGTATATTATCATAATACTTTTTAAAGTAAACTAATTCAATATCTTTGTTTACGTTATCTACTTTTGGAATAAGTCCGAAAGGCTGAAGTAGTACAGTTTTTAAAAAATCCAGTTGCGACATGTCAGGCAAAATCTGATTTGCGAAAATATCACCACCCCATTGTATTGCAGGGTCTATTGTTATTTCAAACCATGAAGCATTTGCATATAATACGTTTACAAAATTTAATGAATTTGTTGGCAATCCGTTAATTTGAATATTAACTACCCTTGCGGTTATTTGGTCATTTTTATTACAATTAGATGTCGTTGTAATTAATGTTGTTTGATATGATGTCCCAAAACTATTAACTACACCAGCTTGTGAAAATGGTATTGCAGCCGATGTTCCTATTGCTGTACCATTTTTTAATATTGCAAATTGAACAGAACCGCTAATCGTAGATGAAAGTATTGGTAATATATCAATATTTAAACTCCAATATAAAGACAACTCGAATGTATATATGCCTTTGAACGCACATATATATTCTCCTGTATTTATGTTGAAATTATTGTTTGTATTTTTAAATATTTTTGCTACATTAAAAGTAATTCCATTATCAAAATTTACAAAATATTGACTTGAGACAGTATAGGCATCATACTCATAATTATAATTAGTCAAATTTTGAGTAGTTAAACAAATACCATATCCTGTTATAACACCAACGCCAGTATATGTCCCGCCTGGATAATACCATATTCCATTATACGTGCCACCAACAAATGCAGGGTCAGTTATCGGAGTTGCCGAAGACGAAATCAATAATATGTAACCAACGCCACTAAATACAATGTTTCCTCCGCAAACCAAATTAAATGTACCATTTAAAGCATGATTATATCCTAATGGAGACCTTATTATAAATGAACTAACTGGAATCAATTCAATATCACTACTGATAAAACCCATAGTTGCCTCATTATTTTTAATAAACTCTTCTGCATACTCTAATTTGTCTAACGAAAAAGGCAAATACTGATTAGTTAATTTTGTTTCACTTAAAACATCTCCGCTAATTGTATAAGTTGTATCTTTAATTATTTGTTGAATAATATACAAAATAGATATACAGGCAAATAATGTACGTGCATCAATAGAACCTATTCCATGCAATGCTCCGTCTATATAATTATTCGTTGGATTACTATCGCTATGCCAGTCGATTAATGGATAAATGATATTCCCTTGTGTGCTGTTTAAAGAAACAATATTAGCTAATGACCACGTATGGTCAAGTGCCGATAAGTCCAAATCTCTTAACTTTTTCCCTTCTAATTGTGTAGTCAAATCAATTATACCACTATAAAGAATAATCTTACCATTTACAATCTTTGCGAAACCTTCAGGCATTACCTCAGTACCATTAATAGATAAACTTGCTTTATTCTTTTTATATGGCTTTTTAGATGTGTTTTGAACGGATTTTATTAAATCTAATTTAGCAAGATTTTCTGTCGTTTCAACTGGTTCAAATTCGTTTGAATAAGTTCCGTAACGGTTTTCTAAGTCTCCAATCTTATTACAACAAAGCGTAACTGTCGCCTTGTTTTTTACTTCAATAATTTCATCGTCAACTTTTAGAATGTCCATTTAATTCATATTAATTATATTATCACCATCTTTTAAAATAGTTCCTATTATGAAAAAAGAATAGTTTTCTACTATTTTATTACAAATTTTATGTAAACAATGTCTATTTTTTAATAGGTATGGCTTATTTGGTATATCGCTATAACTAAATATATCTCTATAATTCATATTATTTGCAATTACACTTTTTATTTATAACCACTTGTATATTTGTTGGCAAAATTTGATAACTGTAAAAAATAACAGTATCATATTTCGCTGTATAACCGTTCCATTTATCAAAGTCTTTTTTATTATCTACTAAAAAACTATATGTAGAATCTTTAGGAAAACCGGGTGTGTAATAAATCGTACTTTGATTTATATACATCGTACATAAGTACTGTTTCTCTTTTTTACAACTGAAAAATAATATACATAATATAATCAATAATATAATTAATTGAATACTAATATACGCATTAATAGGGGTATTAAATAAAATTTTAATTAGTTTTTTCATTTAATTCATATATAAAGTTGAATCATTATAATTAATAAACAATCCTCTTATGTAATAAAGAGATAAATCATTATGTGTTATAAAAATATGTGTAATATTATTTTTATATTCCGACTTAAAATTAATAGATTTTTGTATAATACAAGGCTTCTTTTGCTCTAATCTGCTTAAATTATCATAAAATGATAATGTAGGGTCAAAATATCTCATTTAAATAATTGTTCAAATTGTTTATAACTCTGATTGAAATTAACCTTGAAATAATTAATAAATATCTTATTCATTGGTTTGATGTTTTGAAAATAAAAACTAATCCAAAGCCCTATATTTCTTAATTCTAATTTTAATCTGTTTTCAAGTTTCAAAGCTCTAATTATTTTAACAAAAAACAATTTAGCTTTTATAGTTCCTTTAGTTGAGTTATAAGAATCAATTAAAGCTGTTTCAATACGTCCGTATTTTAATGCAATACTGAAATTTTTATCTTTGTTTTTATTGTGGTAAAAGTTATTCCATTCGTGGTCTACTTTTGAGTACTTGGCATTTATTAAAGACTTAAAACAATTATCTTTGTCTTTTTTGAGCATACTTTTAAAATCTATTCTTTCATTTGTATTTGATGTTTCTGGGTTATTTGCCACGTAATGTCCAATGATTAATGATTTAATAACACTAATATCATAAGGAACATTAACATTATATTTAATTGCCAATCTCTTATAACAATATTCATCAGTATAAATCAAACAATCATTAAAGAAATCTTTTAAAAGGTTGCTTAAATACGTATTTGACCGTGTTAATTCTCTTTTTGCTTTTCTGTTACTCATATTTTTATTAATGTATCATTATTTTCAATTCTACTATCCAAAGAAATTGATACTTTTGCATTAGTAAAAGAATTGTCCCATTCAACATCGCAATATACTTTTTGTTCAACTCCTTTTTTATCATTATTAAATTGACTTGATACTGTGCCGTTTTGCCATCCATCAATATCATTAAATGCTTTCACTCTGTCCCATATTTTTAAATATTTCATTAGTAAGATTGATTAAATTGTTCTGGTAAATCAATTGTTATAGTTAATTTGCTTGTGTTAAAATCACTTTCGGAAACCTGAAAACTCCCAGTACCAACCTTTATTTGCTGCCACAATATTTCATCAATTCCATTTAATGTCCTAATTCCTTTATAAAGCCACACCGAAGGGCTATCTGTAATCTTGCTTATCCATTCTGCTTTTGACTTTGCCACATGTTCATAAGTAGCGACAATCTGATTAATGGTTTTCTTACCAATATCTGCACTTCGCCTTAATGTAGTTTGCAAGTCTAATATAAAATCTTCCTTAGTTCCTAAACTTTCAACTTTTTTGCCGTTAACCGTATTGATTCCAAAACACCAATAAGATAATCCATTATTAGCATTTAACCAAACAACAAATATAGGGTTTCTTGGTGGCTGTACTACGTCAATAAATAATTCTTCTGTTATTTCTATTAGCATTATGGTAATTCAATTAAAGAGTTAACATTAGTTGGTGGGTGTTGATTAACAACCTTTATAATTGGTATATCTGCCATTATACCCTGTTCTACGACACCGTCATCATAATAATCAGTAAAATTATTTGTTAATGTTGTAGCTTGGTCATACACTACTACGACCCTAAGTGTCTTAACAAGGCAACTTGGTTCATATTTTACATCATTTTCAATTAAAGTGCATCTATTAACATAAAGAGCTTGTGAATTATCTAATACATCAGTATAATGATAAACCGCTGCTAATCCACCTTGATAATAGCCGTTGTCTTCAAATTCCTGCCACTTTAAACGTATTCCATTAGAACCAGCAACAACTAAATTATCAGAATAAATAAAGTCAAAACTGAAAGGAAAACCACGAAACCATGTAGGACGTTCATCATTTAATGCCTTTGCTTTTACTGATGTTTGATTCTGTACAGGAACAAACTCTGCTAAATTTTGCCCATACAAATCCATTATCTGTTTAGCAGCATTTGAATAATACGTCATTTGAGGAGCGAAAGTAGTTACATCAAAGTTTTTATTATCGTCTAAGTTTGGACTTGCATCTGTTTTATTATTGCTCCAAATTTCACGATAACCAATATTAAAAGCTCCTGAGTTGAAAGTATCTGCCCAATTTAATGTTTCATAATCATATTTATTTTCAAAAGTTAAAAGAGTTATGATATAATCTTCAATCTGAACTAATATCTTACCTTCCTTATCAGAAAAACAATCAATAGTTCCTAAGATATTATATATATTATTGCCGTTTGTATCAATGCTTATTCCTAATATATCAACTTCAACATGATGGTTGGTTCTACTTGATGGCAGGTTTATAAATGCTGTTTTAAATGAGGATAAAGTATTAACCTGATTACCTAAGATGTCTAATTCTAAGGCATTGTTTATTTGACTTGAAACTATTTTATTTAAAATTAAGGCATAGTTAGTTTGGTTTAATGTTGTCGCTGTTCCAAGTGAGACATTTGTTGTTTTATTTACGATATCCAAAACTTCATAAGTCCCACTATATGTTGCATTGGTGCTTTCATCACCTATATAAACTAAGTCTCCTGCTTTATAAGTTGTTTGATTTTGTTTTGTAACTGTTTCATCAAAATTTGATGTAGGAGTGAATTTAAGATAATAAAAAGATTGTCCATTGTAAGCATAGTAAACTCCGATAATAGTACCTCCGTAGTCCTTACGTTGTAATTCATAGTATATAGGTATATCTTTACACGCTACAACCCAGCGACTGACTTTATTGGTGTCAGTATTACCGTTTGCTAAATATGCGTTCCTTTCGGGTTTCTTAGATATTATTACACTCATTTGAATATGTTTATTATATCACTTGTTACCTCACTTTGATAATTGTCTGCAATTAATGACAATGCTGAATTAATCCTATTTTCGCTAAATATTTTATCAAATTCAATTCGCTTTGGATTATATCCGCCTTTTTGTTCACCTCCGTTTAACGCCCTATAAAGTCTATTCCCTTTATAATACATAGTGAAACATATAGCGTTGGTTAATTGTTCAGGTGTTTTAAACCCTTCTATTTTATTTATCAAATCATGCGAAAGAACGTACTTTAATATTTCTTTTGGTGGAGGAAATGAACCTGGTTTCCTCCCGTCTTGAAATACAGCAAACCAATAAGGAACGGTAATTTTACATCCACTCTCTGAACTTTCGGAATCAATTAACTTTGTCAAGTCTCCTAAAACTCCAGTTGCAACAATATCACTAATAAGATTGTCGCAAAGTTGCTGTAATACTTCTTTTGGATTAAACATTTCTTTCTTTTGCTAATTCATTAAAATTATCATTACTTATAATTTCTGTTAATTTATTTTCGTTAATGTCATATACTATATGTGAATTAATATTTATAACCGAATATTTTTTCCCCCACTCATAATCATTTTCATATTCTGATTTTATAACATTTTTAAAATATTCCCTTTTTATTACTTTTATGCCCTTGTATTTAAATCCTATCTCATATACAAATGGGTTTTTGTCTTTGTAATCTAAATAATGCAAATATTCATTAGTTTTTGATATCTCAGTACTTAATTGAAATATCCTAAATTCTAATGAGTTATTTTTTATCTCTAATTTAGATACTCTATTTCTTAATTTTATTATTCCAAGCATATTAACAATTATTATTATTTATTTCTACATTAAAAATCAATTCACAACCTGAATAGTTATTGTTTAACCGCTTCCAGTTGTATAGTGGATTAATCTTTATATCAGTAACTGACTGTATCGGTATATTATCGTCTGAATCCTTGTATGTATCAATTAAACGCTTAAATTCAACTGCTGCATTAATCATAGGAATACAATACTTTGTATGTTGTGTTCGTGTATTTTCGTTTTTTAAATCAGATTTTATTAAAAATCTTAATTGAATAAAATATTTTAATGGTATTACATTCGATTTACTTTCAATCGGCGTAATTCCAAAAGGCAAGTCTAATATAATTATCTGAGTAGCTTTATCATTTATAACTTGTTCCTCTGGTTTCCCTACAACAAGCTCAAAGGTATCGGTGAGAGTTGGTGTTATTGCTTCTATTATTGATAAAATCATGATAAATTATATTTAATTACTAAAACCCAACTTAAAGGGTCAAAATAAAAATATGCTTTGTTTTCGTTTTTTGACTTTAATTCTCCATCTCCCAAATAACATAAATCTTTAAACATTTCGTTTTTGTTAATTGATTCACATATTTTTATTGGGTCTGACGTAGTGAGTTTAAAAGACCTCTCATACTTATATTTAACATGTTTTAAAGCATTTGATTTTATGATTTTAGTCATATTTATATTTTTTGCAATATTACAACATGAAAATCAATTTTGCAAATATTTTACCTGTTTTCTTTAAAAATCTTTTTATGATACCTTCCTTTGATTGCATTTCTAATACTTGAATTTGCAATTCTAAAAATTTAAGCTCAATATCTAATAATCTATTTTCTAATTCGTTCATTTTACTTTACTCATTGCTAAATTTAAATCATAAGTCTTTATATCTGTTTTTAATATCTCAAATACAACAGTATAAGGTAATTTCATAACTTGTTCCATATTGCATCCATAAACAGCAGCAATCCTTTGAATTAACATATTTTGATTTTCTGCAGGTGAAAACTCAACTCCTGTTTTTAGTTGCTCTTCAGATGTAGGACGTGATAAGATAGAATCATTATAAATCAATTTTAAAATCATTTCTTTATAATGAAAATAAATTGATAACATTTGTATATAATTTTCATTTGATACATCAAAATCTAAACAGTTACTTGTAAATTCAATCAAAATTTTGTTATCACTTAGCTTTTTTGTTTGCTGCCTGTTTAAGATATTTTGACATACCAATTTTATTCCAAACTCCACCATGTAAGGATTAGTAGGTATAGTTGTTTTAATCTGCTTAAATGGAGTGTATGAAAGTATTTTTGTTATTTGCTTCGGAACTTCAATTAATTCAATTTCTTTGTCAAACTCTAAGTATTCAATTATATTGTTAACCTTACATCTTTTGCCTGTTAAAACAAACAATAGATAGTCATAAGACATTTTATTTTTAATATGAATACCCTGTTTTACCGTTAAATCTTCCCAAGTGTTCGGGAAGTCATTATCTAAATTTGTAGCGTTTTTTTTAATCATAAATATTTTTGAATTTCATCTAAATAATAATACCAACCGTAATCATCAACTGGCTTAATCTTATTGTCTTTTATTATAGATCTTATTTTCTTTTTACCTACCATAAGAAAACGACTAATGTCATTTATAGACATATAAAAGCCTTTATTGTCGTTCATCTTACGCTCTGCTCTTTTTATAGCATCTTTTAAACAATCTGTTACTGTCTTATTAACATTCATTATCTACCAACTAAAATGAAATGGATTATTTTTTAGCAATTGTTCTTCAGTTAGCTCCTCCCTTTCGCTTTTTGTATTATTTGTAATTAAATTACAACCCGCAGGAGTTAGCCCTCTTTGTATTTGACTTTCTCTAATCGGACATTCTGAAATCTCCTTAATGCAATCTTTGCACTTTGTTACATGTTTATTCATTATCTAACTCAATTAATATCATTAATGCTATTCCTAAAATTAAAAACATTAAAATCTTACGTTTGGATTATAAGTCGCATTACCTGTTTTTGGGGCTGAGTAATTCATTTTATAATAATAATCAACAGCATATCCTATTAAATCTACATATTCATCATTTTTACAGTTAGGGAAGCCTTCCAATTGATAAATAAACTCACTATTCCAATTGTTTTTTATTAGTGTTACTTTTCCAGCATCAACCTTTGGACTTGCTGTTTGTATCCTCGCTTCCTTCCCTTCACCTACTAATTTACTTTCAATTAAAACAGGATTAAAATGGCTTTGCCTTAATAGTTGCTGTAATGTTAAACCTGTTGCCTTTGGTTCTATAAACACCCTGCTATTTGCTTTTATTTCATGCTCCACTCCTAAAACTTGCAGCCACTTTAATAGTTCAGGCATTTCTAAATGTTTAGAACCAGCATAACGAATATAAAGAATATTATTTAAAAAAGCAGTTATCATTATTCCTGTCGGGTCGTTGGCTGTTTGCTTAGTATATGCACCGTCCAGCCATAAATCCCATTTTAACGTTGTCGGTAGCTCTTTTAATGTTGTATAATTAAACCATTCACCTTTTATCTTATTACCACCTTTAACAATCGGGTTTTGTTCATATTGCCCCGCATAACTTACACTCCCCAACTCCTCTTTTTTTTCCTCAATTACTACTTGCCCTATTCTTACAGGGTCAAGCAATCCATCATTATAAAGATATTCCAAGCCCTCAGTTGTCATATTAGACAATTCGGCAGGTAAACAGATATGATTTAATTTAATATTTTTTGTTAAAATACTTTCAGTTGGGTCTTCTTCATGTAGTCTTTGCATTACTAAAATAAAAGGTGTAATTTCTTTATCTCTTACCCTGTCAACAGTTGCCTCAAAAATAAACCTGTTGGCACTATCTCGTTTTGCTTTACTTGAACTATCCTGAACACTTAAAGGGTCATCATGTATAAATAAGTTACCATGTACACCTGTTATTGTTCCTCCTGTTGAAGTTGCATACCTCCCTCCGTTTTGATTAGTCTCAAAATAGCTCTCTGTCTCTTTTGTTAATTCAATTTCACCAAAAAGATATTTAAAAAAATCACTCTTAATAATTTTTAATGATTTCCTTACAAATTGAGCAGATAACTCATAACTGTATGAACTGTTAATTGTGAATACTGAAGGGTCATTTGCAAGTAGCCACGTAGGAAATGCAATTGACCATATAGAACTTTTACTTGTGCCTGGCGGAATGTTTACAACAGTCCATTTGTGCGGAGGTCTCTCCCTTCTTAAAATATACCCTCCTAACTCTTGAGCTTGATTACATAAATATTCGTGATAATCTGCAACAATTAATCTTTCATCTGAATAAATAGACCATGTAGCTTTGAAATATTCAAAGAAATTTGATTTTAAATTATTTGATAAGTCTATTAATTCAGTATTCATTTAAAATTATACCTGCGGATGTCCTTCAAATAGTTACGATTTTTTATTTTCGTTAATTTCGTTGTATTTTTTCATAACATCAGTAAACTCTTGGGAAATTCCAACCTCTGTTTTATTTTCTGATTTATCAATAAGCCCTAAATCTCGGGCTATAATACTTGAATTAAAGAAGCCAGAAGCAGCACCTGAGAACTTTTGATTATAAATAGTTTCTCGTATGCGTGTAATGATTATAGAAAAATCTTTAGACTGTTTATCTGTTTTGTCTTTCAAACTTTCTTCAAAGTGATTAAAATACATACAGTTACAATCTAAATATAAACACAACCCATGAATTGTATATGGTCTTATAACAGGTAATTCAGTTAATGCGTTTGGAAATGTAACCTCTCCCGTTTTTACGTTTATCACTCCTTTTGATTGTGATTTGGTTTGCTCTACTATCTTAAATGGGTTTTCATCACACCATTGAAAATACTCACATGCTGCCTCCCAGAGTAACTCGGGAGTTTTAAATAACTTATCTCTTCCGTGCTTACTTCTTAATTTCCAAAATTGATTGTTTTTAGGTGCTGCCATTATGTTGTCTGTAATTGTTCTTATCCTGTTTAATCTCTTGTTTTTTAGCCATGATTATTTTAGTTTCCTATTTCAACTATTTTCTGTTTATTAAATATTTCAAAAATCAACATAAATCCATGATGTGCAGACATGTGAGTAAATTTAATTGTATTAAATAGTTCAATCATAAAATCAGGAATAGTAAATCCATTACCTCTTATTATAACATAAAATACAGGTCTTAAATTTAATATTTTTTGTCTAATTTTTAAATTATACTTATATTGAAATTTTATATAATTCATTTTGCAAAGATATATTAATTAATACAATTTAGCAACTAATCTGCGTTTCAAATTTTGTTATTTTTTTTCTTAAAGTTAATAAACATCCTATAAATGTTTTAACAGGTTGAATCGTTTCTCCTTTTTTCGAGGCAGTCATTGTATTACCTGTAGTTAAAAACAACCAACCTAATTCTTCAGCTTCTTTTTTAGTTATAATCTTCATAATAATTTTATCTTAATGAACTTGGTAATTGTTTTTTAACTGAATTTTGCAAAAATACATCAAATTCATTTACATTTAATTTTTCATTTAAATCTTTTTCACATTTTTCATTATTAAAAAAGTAAGATTTATTTTTTTTAGGTGCTTTTACTTTTACATCTTTGCCTTCAGTCATCCACTTTGCATTATTTAATAAAAAAGTTCTTCCACCTTCGCACGTAAATGTTTTTTCATTAAAAGAAACCACAGTTAGTATTTCTTTTCCTAATTTTCCTTGTTGCCCTATTTCTACTATATTCATCTTATTATATTTTAATTATGCAACAAAAATACTACATAAAGAAAGGCAAAACAATGACTTTTATCATGTTTTTTGTAAGTGATTGATTTATAGGTTGATTATTTTACATAAATGTTTTATAACATATTATTTATTTTTCACTCTCTTTTTATAATTTCTTATCTCATTTATATTGCTTCGGCTTACCTTATACTTAAATGCAAGTGTTATATGCAATTTGCCCCTAAAGGCTGTATTCCTATTTCATAATCATATCCGCTTACATATTCCTCAGCGTCTTTCATGGTCATTTTACCAGTCCCACCGCACGCCTCGCATTCACCACCGTTAGGCACTTTGTGGTCTGGGTCATGCCCACAGCATGGACAGCCAATTCTACCTATATCGTGCCAACTTAAAGCACTTATTAGCCCGTGGTCAGGGTTTGTGCATGTTTCTTTCCCATCGCCACCGCACTCTGGGCAAACAGCATATAACACGCTGTCATAAGTCATTTTGCTATCTTTTTTCATCGTTTATACTAATTTAAAGTTTGTAATTCTAATCAAGTGTTGTGCTGTTCGGTAGGCAAAACGCCTCATACAGCAATAACGTTTTGTCACTTAGTTTACTTGCTCTAATATACTTTACATCTGATTCTGATAATTTCATTTTACAAAGATACTAATTTAATTTTAATAATACTAAAATATTGGCTGTCATTGTATAGTTTCTCTTTTAGGGTTTGAACATAAATTTGGCAATCCTCCAAATCTAACTGTTTTGTAATTACATCGTGCTTTTTGGCAAGAGCAAACAGTATCGCTAACATCAGGTGTATTTAATGCTTGCTTTAATACATGTTTAAAAACTTCCCATATTTCAGGTTCTTCTTTTTTTATCAGTTCCAGCAATCTCAATGCTGTTGCATCATCTAATTGTAATTCCTTAATCGTTATCATTATTTATAAAATTTGTTTTTTAATAATTCACACTAAACATACATGCTATCGTTATAAGTAATTTATTCAAGAGTTATTCCGTTTTCCATATTTGCTTAATCCTATAATTTTAATCTTTATCTATTACATTTAGAAATAAACTTATTGCTATTATTGTCAATAATATTATTAATGTGATTGTAAAAAATATATTTAAAAACAATTGCGAGTTTTCACCCCAATAACACATACTCTTATAGCAATTATTTATTGTACAAAGTTCATATATCATAAAATTTGATCTTATAAACATAAATATTGCAACACTAATTATTATTAAAAATTTTTTCATATCTTATAATTTTAAATATTCATCTCTAAGTCTTATGAACTCATTTGCAGTTGCTTTGCCGATACCTTGAACTTTTACTAATCCTGATTTTTGAATATATTTTAAATATCCGTTAATCTCCCCATGTAATCTCAACCATTCTTTTTCAATGCATTTAACCCTATTTTTTAATAAAGTACTTCCATTTTGCATGATGTAGTCATAAAGATTTGGACGTATATCTTTTTCACTAACTCCTGTAAATTTTTCGCACTCATCAACTAATTTTTCAAACTTAGCCGATTCTTTTATTTGCTCCTCACAATATTTAATTACTATATCTATTGCGATACCTAATCCTACTGGAACCTCCCCTATTACATCTTGATTTAAAATAATATTATCTCTCCAATCTTTATACTCTTTTACTATTTTTATTGCTTCTGGCAGTTTCATTATACTGTTCCTTTTTTAATTATTATTCTTTTACTTAATTCTGTTTTTAAATCCCTAACATTAACTATTGATTTATTTTTAAACCTTTCTATTAGCTCTTCAACATATCCATTAGTTACCTGCAAGGCTACCTTGACACTTCGATAACGGCATCGGGATATACTTTGCAGGCTTCTAAATACTTCTCGACAAAAGGAACAAAATGTTCATACATTCCCCATCCATTAGGCGAGTTGAATTTCTCAAAATGTTCAGGTCTTGCTTTTAAGTCAGCCAATCCTTTTTCAAGTAATTCAATTATTTCACTTGCCTTTGTTTTTCCAATTTCTTCTGGTCGCCAAAGTGCTTCGTAAATTCCTGCTTCACCTGCCATTTTGCCTAAGTTATGGGTAATGTTTGCCCAGTAAACTTGTTCGTCATCTTCGGTATATGTTTTGCCTTCATTGTAGCTTAAATACCTTTTTCTGTTTAAATAAACGTCTAAACTCATTTAGTTCCTTTTTTAAATCCTGCTAATTAAACCGCCCAGCAGGTAACAAGCGGTATAGCTTATAAGCCGAAGCTATTACGGGGAATTGAAGTGGTAGTGCAAGGCTTACAAGCCATACCGCCAGCCGTTACTTTGTTCACATTTTTCAATCAACTCTTCATCTAAGAGTTGTTTTACCTTTGAATCTATATCTGTTTTTTTAATTTTATTGCATGTGAAATCTTGCGAATCTTTTAACCATTCTAAAGTTCCATGTCTCAGTTGTTTTACATTTGAATTTTTATCACTCATAAAATTTAATTTTTAAATTATTATATTTTCTTTTTAATTTATCTATTATTAACTCATTATTCTTAAATATCTTCATGCTTTTTCTGTTTCCAAACTCATATTGTTGATGGTGTTCAAAACAAAGTAAGTTAAAATTTTCTACATTGTTCCTATGCTCTGGAAATGCACCTTTTGATAATATATGGCTAAATACACTCCTATCTTTTATAACATTTTCTTGAACTGCATATTCTAACCATTTACCGCACTCTTCGCATTCATGAGGCTTATTATTCCATACTTTTAAATATGTTGAAGTATCTAATTTCTTCTGTATATTATTCATTTTTAAAAAACATTACACCGCTATAAATACTAAAACAAAATACAAAGTAAGTCATATATTTTGGAATATCCAAGTAAGTACATAAATAATAACTAATAATTGTTAATATTCCTATGTATAAAAATAAGAATATTGTTTTAATTAGATTATGCTTAATTTGTTCTTTCATTTATTATTGAATTTAAAAAGTCAGGAGGGCAAATTGATTGTATTTTAATATATCTTTTATCCTTGTTTTTACAAAACATCTCAAGGTCGCAGTAGGTAGGTGTTA